GATGGTGGCGGCATACATCGCCTTCACAATGGCGCTCTGCAGCTGCGTGTTCTGCAGCGTGTCGAGCATCTTCATCTGCTCCATCACGCTGTAAAACACATTTGCACCGCGGGTCTGCCCGTCCTCCACGGGTTCAAAAACGTGAATGAACGAGGCGCGCCCGCCGGGTAACTCACGGGGTATCCATGTCCATTTCTGCGGCATCCAGCCAGGATAGCCGTCCTCGCTGACGTAATATCCCAGCGCCGCACCGCTGTCATTAATCTGCACACCGGCACGGCAGTTCCGGCTGTCGCCGGTATTGTTCGGGTTGCTGATGCGCTTCGGGCTGACCATCCGGAACTGTGTCCGGAAAAGCCGCGACGAACTGGTATCCCAGGTGGCCTGAACGAACAGTTCACCGTTAAAGGCGTGCATGGCCACACCTTCCCGAATCATCATGGTAAACGTGCGTTTTCGCTCAACGTCAATGCAGCAGCAGTCATCCTCGGCAAACTCTTTCCATGCCGCTTCAACCTCGCGGGAAAAGGCACGGGCGTCTTCCTCCCCGATGCCCAGATAGCGCCAGCTTGGGCGATGACTGAGCCGGAAAAAAGACCCGACGATATGATCCTGATGCAGCTGGATGGCGTTGGCGGCATAGCCGTTATTGCGTACCAGATCGTCTGCGCGGGCATTGCCACGGGTAAAGTTGGGCAGCAGGGCTGCATCCACACTTTCACCCGGTGGGTTCCACGCCCGCAACTGCCCACCAAATCCGCTGCCACCGCCGTGATAACCGGCATATTCACGCAGCGATGTCATGCCGTCCGGCCCCAGAAGGGTGGGAATGGTGGACGTTTTCATACATAAAATCCTGCAGGTCCCCTGCGTCGCTGTGTCATGCCGGTCTGCACTTCCAGCTCCGCAATGTATTTTTTCAGGTCAGACACGGAAGTGGCCGTAAACTCCACTCGCCGTCCGTCTTTCTGTACCGTTGCCACCCGTTTTCCTGTCATCAGGTCATGCAGTGCCGCACGGGCAGCGGCAAGTTCTTCCTGTCGCGTCATTCATCCTCTCCGGATAAGGCACGGGCGTAATCTGCCAGTGTTTTCTTGTTGGTTGCTGCACCATCCTCTTCCTGCAGGCTCGCCAGCAGTGCACTGAGATCCAGCTGCCAGCGGGAAATACTGATGCGCAGCGCCGCCAGCGCATAAACGAAGCAGTCGAGCGCCTCATTGCGTCGCTTTTTGCTGTCCCACAGTATTTTTTTCCTGCCATCCACCCATTTTTCGACCTGCTCTTCAGCAGTCAGCTGCTGCGCTTCGGTCAGATCAAAAATATCCGGGTTATTCGGGAAGTGAACGGCACCGGGAAGCGGTTCATCCCCTTCCGGCGTCAGTGTGAAGCGGTTATAAATCTGCTCTTTCGCGGTATCCGTACCGATTTCGGTAAGGTAAACCCCGTTTTTGTTTCGCTTACGAGGCATGCTGGCCACCGGCTTACCGTAGACGGATGCCCCTTTAATGGGGATCACCCGGAACAGCCCATGCTTTTTCGAGCGTTCATACACAATGGTCGGGTCAATCCCGCCAGTATCCCAGCAGATACGGGATATCGACATTTCTGCACCATTCCGGCGGGTATAGGTTTTATTGATGGCCTCATCCACACGCAGCAGCGTCTGTTCATCGTCGTGGCGGCCCATAATAATCTGCCGGTCAATCAGCCAGCTTTCCTCACCCGGCCCCCATCCCCATACGCGCATTTCGTAGCGGTCCAGCTGGGAGTCGATACCGGCGGTCAGGTAAGCCACACGGTCAGGAACGGGTGCTGAATAATGCTCTTTCCGCTCCGCCATCACCTCAGCATCCGGACGTTCGCCGATTTTCGCTTCCCACGTCTCACCGAGCGTGGTGTTCACGAAGGTTTTACGTTTTCCCGTATCCCCTTTCGTCTTCATCCAGTCTTTGACAATCTGCACCCAGGTGGTGAACGGGCTGTACGCCGTCCAGATGTGAAAGGTCACACTGTCAGGCGGTTCAATCTCTTCACCGGATGACGAAAACCAGAGAATGCCATCACGGGTCCAGATCCCGGTCTTTTCGCAGATATAACGGGCATCAGTGAAGTCCAGCTCCTGCTGGCGGATGACGCAGGCATTATGCTCGCAGAGATAAAACACGCTGGAGGGATCATCCGGCGTCCATTTGAGGCCAAACGGCGTCTCTTTATCGCCAAATTTAAGGTACTGCTCCTCCCCGCAGTGCGGGCAGGCAACATGAAAACGCATAAAATGCGGGGATTCACTGGCTGCACGCTCAATCTGGCAGGTGCCTCTCACTTTGGGCGTGGAGCCACGGATGGACTTTGGCCAGACCGAGCCTTCAATACGCTTGTCACCCAGGAACGTCGGAGAGCCTTCCTGTTCAATATCATCATCAAAGGCAGCAAGTTCATCATAACCCGCCACATCCACTGACTTTTCACGGTAGTTTTTTGCCGCTTTACCACCCAGGCACCAGAAGCCACGCCCATTGGTGAAACGCTTCATGGTGAGCGTGTTATCCCGGTGCTTTTTGCCATACCACGGGGCCAGCGCCAGCAGCGACGGAATATCACGTATGGTCGGCTCAACGTGGGTTTTCATGAAGTTCTCGGCATCACCATCCGTCGGCAACCAGATAAGTGTGTTGCGTTGCTTATGCTCTATGAAGTAGGCATAAACACCCAGCAGCATTTTGGAATAACCGACACGGGCAGACTTCACCACATTCACCTCACGGATGTAGTCGCTGCCCATCGCATTCATGATGGCCCGCTGAAAGGGCAGTGTTTCCCAGCGCCCTTCCTGGTATGCGGATTCTTTCGGGAGATAGTAATTAGCATCCGCCCATTCAACGGCGGTCTGTGGCTCCGGCCTGAACAGGGCACGAAGCCCGGCGCGGACAAAATGCCGCAGCCTGTCAACCTGACTGTTCGATATATTCACTCAGCAACCCCGGTATCAGTTCATCCAGCGCGGCTGCTTTGTTCATGGCTTTGATGATATCCCGTTTCAGGAAATCAACATGTCGGTTTTCCAGTTCCGGAAAACGCCGCTGCACCGACAGGGGGATCCCGTCGAGAATACTGGCAATTTCACCTGCGATCCGCGACAGCACGAAAGTACAGAATGCGGTTTCCACCACTTCAGCGGAGTCTCTGGCATTTTTCAGCTCCTGTGCGTCGGCCTGCGCACGCGTAAGTCGATGGCGTTCGTACTCAATAGTCCCTGGCTGGAGATCTGTCTCGCTGGCCTGCCGCAGTTCTTCAACTTCCCGGCGCAGCTTTTCGTTCTCAATTTCAGCATCCCTTTCGGCATACCATCTTATAACGGCGGCAGAGTCATAAAGCACCTCATTACCCTTGCCACCGCCTCGCAGAACGGGCATTCCCTGTTCCTGCCAGTTCTGAATGGTACGGATACTCGCACCGAAAATGTCAGCCAGCTGCTTTTTGTTGACTTCCATTGTTCATTCCACGGACAAAAACAGAGAAAGGAAACGACAGAGGCCAAAAAGCTCGCTTTCAGCACCTGTCGTTTCCTTTCTTTTCAGGGGGTATTTTAAATAAAAACATTAAGTTACGACGAAGAAGAACGGAAACACCTTAAACCGGAAAATTTTCATAAATAGCGAAAACCCGCGAGGTCGCCGCCCCGTAACCTGTCGGATCGCCGGAAAGGACCCGCAAAATGATAATAATTATCATCTGCATGTCACAACGTGCATCTACGCCATCAAACCACGTCAAATAATCAATTATGACGCAGGTATCATATTAATTGATCTGCATCAACTTAACGTAAAAACAACTTCAGACAATACAAATCAGCGACACTGAATACGGGACAACCTCATGTCAACGAAGAACAGAACCCGCAGAACAACAATCCGCAACATCCGCTTTCCTAACCAAATGATTGAACAAATTAACATCGCTCTTGATCAAAAAGGGTCCGGGAATTTCTCAGCCTGGGTCATTGAAGCCTGCCGCCGGAGACTGTGCTCAGAAAAAAGAGTTTCTCCTGAAGCAAACAAAGAAAAGAGTGATATTACTGAATTGCTCAGAAAACAGATCAGACCAGATTGAAGCAATTTAGATAATCGTGCAGACTACGCCCCTCATATCACATGGAAGGTACTACAATGGCTCAGGTTGCCATTTTTAAACAAATATTCGATAAAGTGCGAAATAATTTAAACTATCACTGGTTTTATTCTGAACTAAAACGTCACAATGTCTCACATTACATTTACTATTTAGCTACAGAGAATATTCATCTTGTTCTTGAAAACGATAATACGGTTTTAATAAAAGGACAGGGTAAGGTTGTAAATGTAAGATTTTCAAAAAATAAATGCCTTATAGAAGCCACCTTAAAAGGATTCAAATCAGGAGAGTTATCATTTTACGAATACAGGAAAAATCTTGCTACTGCAGGGGTTTTCAGATGGATTACAAATATCCACGAAAACAAAAGGTATTACTATACCTTTGATAATTCATTACTCTTTACTGAGAACATTCAGAACACTACACAAATATTTCCGCACTAAATCATAACGTCCGGTTTCTTCCGTGCCAGAACCGGACTCGCTGACATGATGAAATATGTGTACCCGGTAACCCCGGTGTGCATCGTTTTTGATTATTCCCACACACTCGCGCAGAAGGAGTTCCCCGTCGGGCTACGGTCTCTGTTAATACGGGAATACGGCGACGATACAGCGCATGATGTGTCAGGCTTGAATACCTTTATCCTTTAAAAGGGATATCAGTTAAGTTATCCCGTGTAGGGTATAAGCCATTATCAAGCCCACCCGTAGATAGGCTTTGTAATGGCTACTTCGCTTTTGCTTCTGCTCGCTTACGCCGGCGCTCTTCTTTCCTCTCGGCTTTTGCCATGTCCATGAATGCCTGCATGATCGAGTTCCGCATCATGTAGCTAACAAAGTGATGATTGACACAGCCGTTGAGGCGCAGCTGCTCGCCAAACTCATCCACCGAGGACAATGCTTCCATCATGCCCTTCTCACCTTTCATGAACTCTGAGAAGTCACGCCCCGCTCTGGAGGCGCATTCAATGACACGATCACTCATCCCGGAAGCCCGGGGATCGTAATCTGCAGCTGGTTAGCCAGGGAGTTAATCTCAGCGACCAACACTGGCTTCGTATAGCGCCATGCCGCCAGCCCTTGTCCGCAGAAGCTCGCCATATCTTTTTTCTGATCAAACTCATGACACTTCATATTGAGCTGTGCACTTAAGCTGTTGCGATGCTGAAGTTCTCCGGTGAAGTAGTCATCCAGAACTTTATAGGCTGCATATTTAAATCCGGGGTTTAACCAAGCCGCATAATCGTAAGCAACAAACTTCCCGCCATATGTTCCACCGTGTACACCGCGCTCAGTAAAAACCACAGATTCGTGGTTTTTCTCCAGCTCGGCTAAGAACTCTTTGGTCTGCTTGTTTCGCAGGTAGTGGTAAGGCGATTCAGATTCACTTTTACCACTGGCTTTCCACATATCAGTGAGGCAGATCATGCCATCTTCACCGATACGAATTGGTTGATTGAAGAGGGTTAATGATTTCATAGCGTGTACCTACTCTTTGAAATGAACCTTTGCCGCACAGGAAACCAGCCCACCGAGGCTCGCCAGCACTAACTGGTATCCTCAAAGGCCCATTCCAAAGGGGCAGGTTCGGTGTAAAAAACATGCGTTGCGGTACGCATTTATTGCAAAAAGCCCCGCATCGCGAGGCTCATTAAATGGACTTTGTGATTTGCAAAAAAATTATTTCAGGCATTGCGTCCTGATGTATTCCTGCAGGTAGTTAACCTGCGCGGTTATCTTGTCGATTCCACTTCGGAGACGGTAATAATTGAGTTCAGCATCTGCTGTAAGTCCTGGGCTTTCTCCATCGCCCATGCCGCTGGCTCCGGTCGTTGACTTTGCACAGGTGGCGGCGACTTGCAGGCGCTTACGCCCAGCAGAAACATCAGCACGGAGACTTTCGATAGTCGCGTTAGCATCAGCAAGCTCCTTTGTGTATCTTGCGTCGAGTTCTGCTACATCACGTTGACGCTTCCGCATGTCAGCGATGGTGGCGTTCGCCTTCTCCAGTTCACTGGCCTTGTTATCGCGCTGCTCCTTGTAGGCGATTGCGTTATCACGGTAATGATTAACAGCCCATGACAGGCAGACGATGATGCAGATTATCAGAGCGGAGATAATCGCGGTTACTCTGTTCATTGCTGACCCCACAAACAGATTTCACGCTCAATCTCACGACGAGTCATGAGACCTTTCCATTGCTTACCGCCAGCATATGTCCAGCGACGTAGCTGATCACATGCGCCTTTGATATCGCCCTGGTTTATTTTGCGAAGAAGCGTCGATGTTCTGAAATTGCCAGCACCCACGTTGTAAACGAATGAGTAAAGAGCGCCGCGCGTTGTTTCCGGTATATCGACTTTGATGTACGGGTTAATTTGTCTGGCGACAGTGGCAAGGTCTTTATTCAAGAGTGCTTTGCATTCTGCTTTGGTATACGTTTTACCGAGCATGATGTCTTTTCCTGTATGCCCGTGACATACAGTCCATACACCAACAATATCTTTATATGGTATGTAGCTGACACCTTCCAGACCATCGTCACCACTCGGACCAGTGATGAGCACAGACGCTATGGCAACAGCCCCACCACCAATAGCAGCTGCTACAGCCTTGCGTAATGATGGCGACATTATTCACCTCTCGCAGCCTTACGCTTATCTTCTTTAATCTTGAAATAAAGGTTTGTCAGGTACGTCAGCAGGCCAAATACCAGGCTACCCAGCACTCCAATTGCCGCCCACTGTGAGGGCGTGACTTTATCTAGCAGCTGTAAAAACCAGTACCCGGCACTACCTGCTGAGGTGCCATAGGCGACACCCGTTGTTAACTTATCCATGGATTTCATAACCCCACCTCGCAGACAAAGCGGGTGTAAATTGAGGGAATACTACGAAACGTAACAGACTCGGAGTCAGTGAATAACTCAGGTATTGGGTTATCAGCTAATATCGAGACTCAAAAAATGGAAAAACCCGCTCGACGGCGGGTTTAAGCTGTGTGACGAAGTAACCACTCTTAACAGCATAACCAATTTTTTACGTACGTAAACCACTAAATGATATTTGCGAGAATGCTACCGAGTATTGAAAACACCACTACAAATACATAAGCAAATCTCAACAAATAACCAACAAATAATTTCCAGTGTTATTTTTAGCCGATTTAAATTGAACCTTCAAATTATAGAGCACTTATAAATAACAGCCGTTAATATAAATTGGCTAATAGATTTATTTTTATTCAGCCAAGAGCTATAAATAGGATTCGATAGAAAAAAGTTCAGATAAAAATAGAGATCTACTTCACAAATCAAACGAGAAACCAAAACTTACATCTTGAAATAATCACATTGATTAGATGAATATTTATCGCGCAGTGACATCATTTTTTAATAATAGTTCAAAAAAAAGGGCTCACGATGAAAAAATTAACAGTGGCAATTTCTGCTGTAGCTGCATCAGTACTGATGGCGATGTCTGCTCAGGCAGCTGAAATTTATAATAAAGACAGTAACAAGCTGGATCTGTACGGGAAAGTTAATGCTAAGCACTACTTCTCCTCTAATGATGCAGATGATGGTGATACTACTTATGCCCGTCTTGGCTTCAAAGGTGAAACCCAAATCAACGATCAACTGACTGGTTTCGGTCAGTGGGAATATGAATTCAAAGGCAACCGCGCTGAATCTCAAGGTTCCTCCAAAGACAAAACCCGTCTTGCATTTGCAGGCCTGAAATTCGGTGACTACGGCTCAATCGATTACGGCCGTAACTACGGTGTAGCATACGACATCGGTGCGTGGACTGACGTTCTGCCAGAATTCGGTGGCGATACCTGGACCCAAACAGATGTGTTCATGACTGGTCGCACCACTGGTGTTGCAACCTATCGTAACAACGACTTCTTTGGTCTGGTTGATGGTCTGAACTTTGCTGCTCAGTACCAAGGCAAAAACGATCGTAGCGATTTCGATAACTACACTGAAGGTAACGGTGATGGCTTCGGTTTCTCTGCTACCTATGAATACGAAGGATTCGGTATCGGTGCAACTTATGCGAAATCTGATCGTACCGACACTCAAGTTAATGCAGGGAAAGTTCTTCCTGAAGTATTTGCTTCCGGTAAAAATGCAGAAGTTTGGGCCGCAGGTCTGAAATATGACGCTAACAACATTTACCTGGCCACTACCTATTCTGAAACCCAGAATATGACTGTATTTGCTGATCACTTCGTTGCTAATAAAGCCCAAAACTTCGAAGCTGTTGCACAATATCAGTTCGATTTCGGTCTGCGTCCGTCCGTTGCTTACCTGCAATCTAAAGGTAAGGATCTTGGAGTATGGGGCGATCAGGACTTAGTCAAATATGTTGATGTAGGTGCAACCTATTACTTCAACAAAAATATGTCTACTTTCGTTGATTACAAAATCAACCTGCTTGACAAAAATGACTTCACTAAAGCACTCGGTGTAAGCACTGATGACATCGTTGCTGTAGGTCTGGTTTACCAGTTCTAATCTGATTACGAAAAAGATATGTTGCGGGAGGCGTTGCCTCCCCAACATATAAGTGGCTCCCTCAAGCCACTTCCTTTAGAAGCACAACCTTGCTTCTAACTATATAAACCTTCTGTTATATATTACCCTTTATTTTTGGGGGCGTCTCAACGCCCCATTTTTAATAATTTTTAGTAAACAATTGGCATATTAATTAGAGTTATTAACAACGATATCCATCTCTAACCGGATATCTAATGCCATTAACATCCCTTCAATTATGCCCTCAGCCTTCTGTAACCTTTTCCCGATATAACCATCAGAGCAGCAATGCTTACCTGCCAGTGACATGAATGTCATACCGACTACATAATAATCTACTAATAAATCGTGCAAATCGCTGTTGTTCTTTTTCAGACGGGCCATGCACCCGCAAATGATCATCGCGTCATCGTCACAACATTGCGGGCGAGATTTTACTTTTGAAGTAATTAATCCCTTAAAACCGGCGGCAATGGACGACCAGGTCACATCTTCATGATTATTAGCCGCCCACGCTCCCCAACGCTCAAGAACCATCTGAATATCACGCATCAACTTACTCCACAAAAATCAGACCAGAACGCCAATTACAAGCAAAAATCAACAAAACAGTATTAGTTGATTGTTATCTCTGACTTCATACTCCTGCTCCTGTCAGGGTTTTGGCGTAATTCTTCAGTATTCGGTAATCGGTCAAAACAGAACCGGGGAAACGATATAAGCGCAGGCGCATCCAACGGTGGCGAAGAAGTTCTGCCATATAAGACTCAAACATCATTCATCTCCCAGTTCAGTGATGGTCAGCTCCAGCTTCCCACCTTTGGTAACGGGCATCTTCACAACGCGATAATCAACGACCTGAGCATCATCCAGCCAGAAACCTGCCTTGGTGAGTGCGTCAAAAGCGGCTTTTTGCAGATTATCCAGGTCACGGCGACGGCGATCCGGCATGTGGCACTCAATACGGATTTTCACTGGCATAGCCAGGCCGATATCCAGCATGGAGCCTTTGATGATTCGGGCGACGTTATCGCGGTATACCTGCCCCTCTGCGCTGATGTGCGTGCGCCCGCGATTATGGCGGTAGTAGCGGTTATTGCTCGGCGGCCAGGGTAGTGTGATGTAGTAAGTATTCACGCCTTGATTACCCCCTCTTTCAGCCAGATAACCTGCGTTCTCGCCATACCTTCCAGCGCGCATTCTTTTGCATACTCAGCATCGACAAAATGTGTGCGGCGGTCGATTTCGTCGTGACAGGCAGAACATGCAATGGTGGCAATCAGGTCTGGCGGTTTGATACCGGTGCCGCACAATCCAGCCAGCCGGATATGTGCCAGTACAGACGTATCAGAATTGCCATTACATACGCCAGGGATTCTTACCTGGCATTCCCGACCACGCGCTGCTTTTCTCAAATCAGCCATGATTCCTCCTTGCTGCCAGTCGCAACCATTTTTTATCAACCAGGCTGGCGGTATATCCGAGCAGTGTTGGTATTTCGGATGGCTTCAGCTCAGGTTTACGCTTACGACGATTTGGTACTTTGTAGATGTGTCCGTTCATGACACGAATAAGCGGTGTAGCCATTACGCCTCCTGCTTGTCGCGGAGCAGCTGGAACTCGCAGCTCTGCGGAATAGTCAGGTGGCAGCCAATATTCACCGCCCAGGCTTCAACCTTACACAGGAAGATATACATCTCTCCGGTATCAAGATCGGAGGTATGGCGTAACGACTGAATAGTGGTGATCTCACCGGTTACGACATCAACCAGGTCTTTGGTTTCATAACCGAGATATGTGTGTTTGAGAGCATCTTTTACCCAAGCTGGAGTGGCGAACGTTTTACCCCTGCTGATGAGGTATTCACTGATTTCGCTGTACCACATGTGGCTGAGTGCATTCTGGGAAAGACTGCGTTTCTCACGCCACGGTTTAAGCACCATGCGAAAGCATTTGCCCTCCTCCAGATAAGGCTGGATCTGCCGACCGATAGCGGTGAAGTTACCGCGATGAAGTTTGATGCCGTCTTGTGGGAGGTTCACGCTTCACCTCCGCAGAGGTCAAACGCTGGATGCAAAAAATCGCAGGTGCATTTCTGCATCTGTGGCGGGAGAAGAGAGTTTAGATTGTATGTGCGCATAAACGTCCCCGTTTAGCGCAGAAGTCACCGGAGTTGTTCAGGCTCCGGTGACATGATTATGGCTGGTTGATTATAGAAAATCAAAAACCTTTTATGGCAACAAAAAAACGCCGAGGGAGGTACGCCAGTTAATTTATGGAAGAAAATGCCCCAGATGGAACGCTAAAACAAGGATAAACTTTGCCCTGCTCCAGGCGTTGGCTCTACAAATGTTACATCTTTAATTCTCTCGCCTAGGAGAAAAAATTTGTCCAAAGATAGCGATGGTATTGTTGCAAACCCATCAGCCCCCTTTTTCCTAGCAACCCCTCTCACGTCCATGAGAATTCGCCCTAATACGTTCATACCATAATAGTTACCTTCTGGGTCTTTACTGGCACCCCAGAATTGGTCCTTCTCTGAGTGTTCCACGATGAAATGGTCGCCTGTACTGTCTAACAGCGCAAAGAACGTATCCCAGTTCTGGCATAATTTTACGCATACACACCACTTCATAATCGAAACTCGATTCTTATCCCATCCTGCGCGAGTTTTGGATTCAAACGATCTTGCGGTCTGCTTGGCTTCATAGGGGTTTCCTTGAGTAATGATGGCCTTTTGTATATCCGGATAGTCTGGATATCGGCATGCTTGGTAAAGGATTTCACTTGATTGAATAGGCAACCCATTGATTAACAATGGATACCCTTTAGCCATGTTGGAAAGCCCCCCCCATTTTTCGGTGGTTTTCCTGAAGGAAACTGTGTTCTGTAGCGGATATAATCTATAGCTCATACCACTCATTATACCCATTCCGCTTCATTAGTGGATACCAGCAGTCCAATGCGGGAGCACCTGTTGGTTCATAATCTCCCCACCAAAAAGCCAGCGGCACATTATTCGGGCAATTTCGATAAGTAAATGTTGTTCCCCCAAAACCCAAACCGTCAAAAGTAGAAAAACCTAGAGGTTTGAGCACCTCACTAGGGGTTTTCCTGTGCAGCAAGATATTAAAGCCGACTTTAGTAAGGATAGATTCGAAACGATCCCTTGAGGCTTCATTTCTAAAACTATCAGAAGAGGCATATCCATCTCTGAATACGCCTTTGTAAAGCTCACACTCCTCGAATTTCTCGGGAGTATCTACACTATATTTCCTTGGCCAGAAAACACCTGATTGAGCAGAACGACTTTTTCGGTTTTCAACCTCACGCATACCACCATTCTTCACGTGTACAAAAATATTTCTATCCTTAAAAATATATTCTAATCGTCTTTTTATATTATAGTCAGATAACGTATGAGATGAAAAAAAATATACATTGACTTTAATATCTCTTAAATTAAATTTTATAACAAAATTACTTATCGATTTGATGGCCTTTTCTCCTGAAAACGACACATCATCAATATATACAAATGTATCAAATTTATTTACTTCATCTTGAGTTGATGATTCAGTAACGATGTTAAATTTGATCCCTACTGTTTCATAAAGAGATTTAAGCAATTCCTTCTGACTAGAACCTTTTTTTTGAATATCTAAAAAACCTGCATATCTGAACAATTTCGCGTTCTTTTCACTTCTTGCAATGGCTTTTATTTTTCGTTGATATTGACTTTCGGACAGGTAACCTGCATTAAGTAGATAAAGCGTTTCATCTAAGATAAATCGTCTATCCTCCACTGCAAATTGCTTAATCCATTTGCTGACATGTTCAGAGTTCATACCTTCAGCCGGAGGATATTTATAATCGCTCAACTTTTCAGCAATTTTATTGATTACTTTTTCATCAGGTAAAATATTCGAGGACATAAAAATTCCTTTTCACAACACAGCATCTAAAAAATAAGAATACTTTTATTTATTTCAAGTATAGACCGTATATTCAACTACTATTTTTTATAGTAGGGAGATACCGATCACAATTTTTAGATATCTAATGTGATGGTTTAATAACCAGCAGTCTTACGTGTTAATTCACGTAAAAAAACTCATCAAACCTTCCTCTTTTCAGTTAATTCTTTTAAGAATAAACATCAGTAACTCGGGCCGGGCTTAATGATACGGTTGGCGAATCACACTTGTTTCCCCATACGTCGAAACCGTGGGAGGATTTACGCGCAAAGAGCTCAATACGTGGAAGATTACCCAGCAACCGAACCAGCATTTCACGCACGCAGTCTGGTTTACGTGAGTGCTCATGTCGCGGCGAGGTGAAGTGCTGGATGATCGAGGCGTCCTGCTGTGGTGCCCGCTTACCCTTTACCGCGAAAAGACAATCTTCACGGTTCGCCCGGATCAGGTGTCCCATTCCCATCGCCGATTTGTCAGTTTGCTTCGGGTAGGTTTTATCCCAAGTGAAACCTTTCATTGTGATCAGGCGAAATCCCCAGGCATCGACGACTTTCATCGCCTCGAACGGTTGAGTTGGCAACCACCACATCGCCAGCTGGCAGCTTTCTGCAACCCGCTCCCTTACTGGCAGCCAGCAGATATCCTGCACCGTCATAACCAAGTATTTATGCCCGGTGCCACGCTTACCAGAATTGCATTTATCCTCGTACGTCCAGGGCGGATCCGCTTAGATCAACGTGTATTTCTTGTTCATGGTTAAATAAATCCGACTGCTTTACGCGCTTTGTATTGCTCAAGCAAAAGCTGAGCGGGAGTCGGCCCGGGCACGTGGCGCGGAGCCGAGATTTGTTTTCTGACCGGAGGGATTGGTTTGCCCTCACTGACGCGCTTCTCCCACATGTCCAGCAGGTCACCAGCCTCGCATGCCAGCTCGCCATGCGTTAACTGGCGCTCAATGCTACGGTGGCGCAGTTCGACGCAGATGTGGTACATGACAGGCTGTGACCACGGGAAATGCTCGCTGGAAGTGAATTCGAAGGAACGATTACGCCAATCCCAGTATTCGGTTATGACTTGGTCAACAGTGATACCTAACGCCCCGCCACTCTGCTTACACCACGCTACGAACTGGCCGGGCGACGGCAGGAATGGTCGCTCCTGTCGGCGGGCCACGCGCATTCCGGCGTTAACCTGCTCCATAGTGGTAATTCCATTTTCACGGAAAGCCATAACCCACTGACGGCGGATTTCGTTCAGCTCGTTCTGGTCACGGTTCGCGAGGCTCGCAGGGAAAGTTGCCAGCAACTGGCTGAATACACCGTTGATGATCTGCGCTACCTGCTGTACCTGCGGCTTTTCGTCGTACTGTTCCGGCATGTTGTTGGCGATCCGACGCATCTGCTCACGGTCAAAGTTAATCATCTGTGCGGCGATGTTTTTCATAGATCCACCCCGTAAATCCAGTCTGTGTTTGTCAGGTCGAGTTTTGGTTTTCCGGCTGTCACGCCAGCCTGTTGTTTGTTACGGTTGATTTCGAGTTGGGTCCATTTGTCGCGAAGTTTGGCCGGGCTCAGCACGTTACCAGACCAAAAGTTGTCCTGGCAGGCCCAGCGGAACAGAACGCACATGTCGCGATGGTTACGCCCGTCACGCTCACGCATCAGGCGGATGTCGTTGGCCCACCCTGCAAAATTCGGTTTTCTGGCTGATGGCGCGATGGTCTTCACCATGTCAAACATCCACTCTGCGGCGGTCAGGTCTTCTGCTGTCCCCCACTTGCTGCCGCTCTGAATCGCAGCATCCGGTTTCACCACAGGAAGGTCGTTTTCTGGCTGGTCAGAGTATTCGCCAGAATTCTCGGACGAATAAGGTTTTATATTGTCTTTTGTTAGTTTGTCTTTTGTGTTTACCTGATTCGGGTAAGTGCCTTTACCTGATTTGGGTAAACTTTTCTTACCTGATTCAGGTAAATTTACCTCTTTCAGGTAAACTTTATTTTTCTTACCTGATTCGGGTAATGTTGACCATTCACTGACCACATTATTAATGCCGATATTCCGCCCGCTCTGAATAAAAATCCCACGCTTTACCAGAACACTTTTTGCAGCAGAACACTTGTGCGGCAATATCCCGGTCAACTCGGAAAGTTGCTCGTTGCTCACCCAATCCAGTTTTTTATTAAAGCCATATGTTTTGCGCATGACAGCCAGGAAGACCAGAAGCTGGTGCTGTGTTAATCCGGCCAGCATCACAGCTTCCAGCAACTCATTTGCAATGCGCGTATAACCATCATCGAGATCTGCCACGCGCGGCTCCTTTTGTGCCGCATCCGGCACTGGAAAATTGAATATCTCAGCAGTGTTTGCCATAATTCCTCCCGCAATGAGTGTGTTACGATTTGCACCTGAAAGTCGGTTCTGTTCCCGCAGACCGACTTTCGCCATTTCTGAACCTGTCATATTGCCCCCAGCATGGTGGTCACCATCGCCATTAATGGACCAGCCAGATCCGGGTCCACACGAAACATCGACACAATACCTTCACTCATTTCCTTCAGTTTCTGGTGGCGTGGTGCGTTGAGAATGACAGCCTGTTTTGCCTCACTGAGTTCCTTTTCCATTTCAGCCAACCGAGTCATGAAGCTATCCTGCTCAACCAGGTAACCGCGATATTCCAGCGGTAGTACCGCCAGAATTGCCGGGGTCAGTTCACGCACGTTATTTCGGTATTTTTCAGAATCGAATTTGTTATCGAGGAAGCGGAACAGCTTCTGGCGTGCACGGCTGACATCATCAGGGAAATCGATGATGCCGTCGCCCTGCTCCCGATACTCATTCACAATGAGTGCGGCAACGACATCCTGATTATCTACAGCCGACCAGGCGCGGACGGCATCACGGATTTTTTCGTGGCCTGGAGCTTGTTTTGTTTGAGAACGATTTATCACCGCAGTCGGAATAAATCCGCTAGTCTGTTGGTATGTAAGTGGTTGCATAATTGACTCCTTTAGTTTGAATTGACTGTTAAGTTGATTGCTTATTGTTAAAGAGCGTGAAATGGAAATTTAAGCTGCGTTCTTTTCGGTGTGTGGAAACAACTTCGGAAGATCCGGGCGAATCTGGTATGCCTTCACAACTCCACCAGTAGCCGTAACAATGCTGCCGACATGTTCAGGGGATACCTTTGCTTTGTTGTGAAGCCACTTATAGACGGCCTGCTGTGAAACTTCGCAGGCATCGCCTAGTTTCTTTTGTGAACCAACGATATTGATCGCTGTTTTGATTGCTGGGTTCATAACAACCTCCGTGGTTAATCCGAATCAAGATTAAAACTATGGTTGTTTTTAGTCAACAACCATTTTCGTTTGATGAAATAAAACCTTGGTTGTACATTTGATCTATGAAAACAACACTCTCAGAAAGACTTAAAGAAGCCAGATTAGCGCGAGGCCTTACACAAAAGGCGCTTGGGGATTTGGTCGGGGTTAGCCAGGCTGCTATTCAGAAAATCGAAACAGGGAAAGCTAACCAAACAACTAAAATCGTGGAGATCGCGAACGCTTTGGGTGTGCGCGCAGAATGGTTATCTTCTGGCGTTGGAAATATGTCAGACAGTACAGTGCAACCAATACAATCAACTGTCAGCCATTCCAAATACTTCAAAATTGACGTTCTTGATATAGAAGTCAGTGCCGGGCCAGGTGTAATCAACCGTGAGTTTGTAGAAGTTCTACGCTCGGTTGAGTACTCGTTTGACGATGCTCGTCACATGTTCGATGGCAGGAAGGCGGAAAATATCCGCATCATTAACGTGCGAGGTGACAGCATGTCAGGGACGATCGAACCAGGTGACCTGCTGTTCGTTGATATCACTGTTAAATCTTTCGACGGTGATTGCATCTATGCGTTTCTGTACGACGACACTGCCCATGTAAAACGTCTTCAAATGATGAAGGATAAGCTGCTGGTTATCTCTGATAACAAGAGCTACTCGCCGTGGGACCCGATCGGGAAAGACGAGATGAACCGGGTGTTCATATTCGGTAAGGTCATTGGAAGCATGCCGCAGACGTACAGGAAGCATGGTTAATTTATCTACGACTTAAGGGAGCGAAGGTTAAGGTTTATACCACTCGGATTAGATATTGCACTAAATTCTCTATAAGAACGCCAAATCTGTTTGCATATTTCAGTAAATATTCTCGTTGTTAGCTGAGATTTGTTGCTACTGTCAGCAAAATGTCCCCCTATCTCGTAGCGGTTTTTATTTCGAATCATTATGTTAAGATGTTTCTGATTATAATGAATGGAAACATAAAATGAGAAAAATCCTAATCGCTGCCATGATGGCATCTGTATTGGCTGGGTGTGCTTCTTCAGGCAACCAGCAACTCAAAAATGAAACTGAAATTAGTGTCCAGTCTAAACTTCAGGAAGGTAAAACAACCAAGAATGAGGTTAAATCTTACTTTGGTTCTCCTGATGCTGTTTCATATACTGACAGTGGAAACGAGATCTGGAAGTACGCCTTTGCAAAAGTAAAAGTTAATGGCACCACTTTTATTCCATTCTATGGATTATTCCATAATGGAACGAACGGTACGAAAAAAGAACTTACTATTCTTTTTAACGATGACACGATTAAGAAATACACAATGTCAGAAACCCAAATAAACTCGAAATCAGGTTGGGCTGACTGATAATCATACCCGGCAACCGCGCCGGGTTTTCTTTTCCTCCCCCTCATAACTCATACCGTCCAAAAAACCACCACACCTCACTTCAGTTATCGCTATGCGATGCAAGTCACAAAATAAATCCATCCTAAATACAACCAGTTATATTTAGAACAACCGACAAAACAACTTTTGTTGTTGACGATAAAACAACTATAGTTTTAAATAAATTCATCGCAACGACACAACGATACGGTAACCACCTGTTTCACCGTTGCGATGACCGCTTAGATCCGCAGTTTGAATTTCAGCAGGCTTCGGGGAGTGCGAGGGGTGAAACGGACGCGTGAACGTCGGTGTGACCAGCTGAAATCAACACAACACTTTATACCTCAGTCGCTTCAACGAGGCGGCTTAGTTATGACAACCGGCGGCCATCCACCGCCTGAATACGCGCAGAAGTCTCTATATGTTCAGCAGCCCAGCTTACGGGCAGGAGTTTTTATGGTTCATCAACATTACGGAACGCAGACCGTTAATCGCGGTGCGGTCATGCCAGGAATGCTGGTCAAACACAAAGATGGTACCTGGACTGCATCAGCTAATTTACGCGGACGGCTTTATCTGCATCGCGGCATCGAGCGCACTTATACCCGTGATTTGCTCGTGGAAGTTTTTCTCGACGGACGCGGTAACGGCCTCAATCACTAATCCCCTTTCCTGTTTTCCTAATCAGCCTGGCATTTCGCGGGCGATATTTTCACAGCCATTTTCAGGAGTTCAGCCATGAACGCTTATTACATTCAGGATCGTCTTGAGGCTCAGAGCTGGGCACGTCACTACCAGCAGATCGCCCGTGAAGAGAAAGAGGCAGAACTGGCAGACGACATGGAAAAAGGCCTGCCCCAGCACCTGTTTGAATCGCTATGCATCGATCATTTGCAACGCCACGGGGCCAGCAAAAAAGCCATTACCCGTGCGTTTGATGACGATGTTGAGTTTCAGGAGCGCATGGCAGAACACATCCGGTACATGGTTGAAACCATTGCTCACCACCAGTTTGATATTGATTCAGAGGTATAAAACGGATGAGTACAGCACTCGCAACGCTGGCAGGGAAGCTGGCTGAACGTGTCGGCATGGATTCTGTCGACCCACAGGAACTGATCACCACTCTTCGCCAGACGGCATTTAAAGGTGATGCCAGCGATGCGCAGTTCATCGCATTGTTGATCGTCGCCAACCAGTACGGCCTTAATCCGTGGACGAAAGAAATTTACGCCTTCCCTGATAAGCAGAACGGCATTGTTCCGGTGGTGGGCGTTGATGGCTGGTCCCGCATCATCAATGAAAACCAGCAGTTTGATGGCATGGACTTTGAGCAGGACAATGAATCCTGTACATGCCGGATTTACCGCAAGGACCGTAATCATCCGATCTGCGTTACCGAATGGATGGATGAATGCCGCCGCGAACCATTCAAAACCCGCGAAGGCAGAGAAATCACGGGGCCGTGGCAGTCGCATCCCAAACGGATGTTACGGCATAAAGCCATGATTCAGTGTGCCCGTCTGGCCTTCGGATTTGCTGGTATCTATGACAAGGATGAAGCCGAGCGCATTGTCGAAAATACTGCATACACTGCAGAACGTCAGCCAGAACGCGACATCACTCCGGTTAACGATGAAACAATGCAGGAGATTAACACTCTGCTGATCGCCCTGGATAAAACATGGGATGACTACTTATTGCCGCTCTGTTCCCAGATATTTCGCCGCGACATTCGCGCATCGTCAGAACTGACACAGGCCGAAGCAGTGAAAGCTCTTGGATTCCTGAAACAGAAAGCCACTGAGCAGAAGGTGGCAGCATGACACCGGACATTATCCTGCAGCGTACCGGGATCGACGTGAGAGCTGTCGAACAGGGGGATGATGCATGGCACAAATTACGGCTCGGCGTCATCACCGCTTCAGAAGTTCACAACGTGATAGCAAAGCCCCGATCAGGAAAGAAGTGGCCTGACATGAAAATGTCCTACTTCCACACCCTGCTGGCTGAGGTTTGCACCGGTGTGGCTCCGGAAGTTAATGCTAAGGCGCTGGCCTGGGGAAAACAGTACGAGAACGACGCCAGAACCCTGTTTGAATTCACTTCCGGCGTGAATGTTACTGAATCCCCGATCATCTATCGCGACGAAAGTATGCGCACCGCCTGCTCTCCCGATGGTTTATGCAGTGACGGCAATGGTCTTGAGCTGAAATGCCCGTTTACCTCCCGGGATTTCATGAAGTTCCGGCTCGGTGGTTTCGAGGCCATAAAGTCGGCTTACATGGCCCAGGTGCAGTACAGCATGTGGGTGACGCGAAAAGATGCCTGGCACTTTGCCAACTATGACCCGCGTATGAAGCGTGAAGGCCTGCATTATGTCGTGGTTGAGCGGGATGAAAAGTACATAGCGAGTTTTGACGAGATGGTGCCGGAGTTCATCGAAAAAATGGACGAGGCACTGGCTGAAATTGGTTTTGTATTTGGGGAGCAATGGCGATGACGCATCCTCACGATAATATCCGGGTAGGCGCGATCACTTTCGTCTACTCCGTTACAAAGCGAGGCTGGGTATTTCCCGGCCTTTCTGTTATCCGAAATCCGCTGAAAGCCCAGCGGCTGGCTGAGGAGATAAATAATAAACGGGAGAGTGTATGATTCATTTTCACGGTGGTCCAATAACTCCCGATACCTGTGCGTTGAAAGCCTGGAAAGGCAGACACGCATTCATCAGTTTTGCTAATCCAGCTCAGATTGATCTGGCTTCCGAAGTCACCCAATCATTTGCTCTTGATAATGGTGCATTCACATTCTGGACAAAAAACAAGGCCGTAGACTGGAATGAATATTACAGATTTGTTGAACGCTGGGGCAATCACCCTCGTTTCTCATTCGCGGTTATCCCGGATGTTATCGGCGGAACCAGTGAAGAGAATGACGCCCTGATTGCGGCATGGCCTCACGGTAAATTTATTGGTGCTCCGGTGTGGCACATGAACGAACCAGATGAGCGATTTATTCGTCTGTGCCATGAGTTTCCCCGCGTCTGCATCGGCTCGATGGGGGAATACGATGCAAAACGACCGAGAGCGTGTCGGGCTAAACTACGCGATCTTATACGTCATGTTGTAGATCAGTACGGCTACCCAATCACCAAGATTCATGGGTTACGGATGTTAAATAAAGACATTTTTACTCATGTACCGCTTTCGTCTGCAGACAGCACGAACGTCGCAAGAAATATAGGCATCGACAAATCCTGGGTAGGTTCGCCATATGCTCCCGCAAGTAAAGAAACCCGTACGCAAGTTCTTGTGGAACGCATTGAATCATTCAACAGTGCCAGTTCACTTAATTACAACGCTGAACGGGACGTCTTTACCCCTCAACTGGCATTCGAAGTGTGAGGCCAATATGACAATAGAACATAATAACGCCCTTCGCAGCATTGCCCGTCAGGCTAATTATGAAATCAAAAAAGCCAGACAGCAGTTTCCGGATAAAAACGTCAATGACATTTGCCGTAGCGTACTAAAGAAGCACCGCGAAACGGTAACGCTGATGGGATTCACACCGACTCACTTAAGTCTGGCAATCGGTATGTTAAACGGCGTCTTTAAGGAACGGTTAACATGAAAAGCAAAATCATCAGGGAGCTACAGGCTCCTTTTTTATTATTCGCATTCACCCTCAAGCGTATTAACCAACAATTCAGGGATTAATGAAAGATGGCAGACATAATTGATTCAGCATCAGAAATTGAAGAATTACAGCGCAACACAGCAATAAAAATGCGCCGCCTGAACCACCAGGCTATATCTGCCACTCATTGTTGTGAGTGTGGCGATCCGATAGATGAACGAAGACGACTGGCCGTTCAGGGTTGTCGGACTTGTGCCAGTTGCCAGCAAGATCTGGAGCTTATCAGTAAACAGAGAGGTTCGAAGTGAGCGAAATTAACTAGAAGCCAAAGATAAAATCATCGCTGAGCAGGAGAAAATCGCTAACGGAGAAAAGACAGTAAGTCAGTATATGAAAACCGCATGATATCATCAGATAAAAATCGGTCGTAAAGCGAAATATTAATACCAGAACAAACGAGTCGAGGTAAATTATATTACCTCGATAAATTAACTAAAACTTGCCCGCTATATACTATATCATTCAGTATCATCACGCGCGGTCTGTGCATATGTCACTACCGCACCTAATATATTAATTTTCTTTTCAACATAGATAATATTATCGTACTCATAATTGCCATACGGATAGCAAATGCGAATATTCTCATGTAGATCGGGGTCATCCACCTCAGCTCCAGAACAACTTTTTGAACTACCGGAAGTATACCGATACGGTGCAACATAAGACGATGTCTCTCCAGGCAAAAAATAAGTTAGTGTCGTAAGGGGTATAATCAGAAAAAATCCAGCAAATATGCACATCCCTGCATAAACCTTAAGGTATGCTGACAGACTCTTCCAGCCGCTTTGTTTTACTATCCCCTTCTTAACCCAAAACAGAGATAACAGAAAAGCTATTCCCATGCTAAACAGAATGTAATAGTGGGATATACTCTGATTAAGAAACGTGACCCTGTAGATATCTGCCCGCCACCAGAAGAAAAGGAAAATAAAGATCAGCCCTGAAACTGTCATGCAAATCAAATAAGGATACGAATCTTTTTTCATGTTTAGCGCCCATAAAATTTTTCCTGACCCGGACAAATTTACCATCCATTTTTTGCGCAGAAAATAGCTCATTACTTACTGCACAATAATACACAAAATTGCGTAAATTTTTTGCATGGATTTTAGCTCTTTCAGCCGACATTTAAGGGGTAAATAGCATTTCCTAAAAGCAACTGCACCAACCCAACAGAATGGGCTACCGCTTACGTTGAGAGCAAAAAAGTGTATAGCAGCAATGAACAGCATCCTCGCACTGACGAGGATTTCTTTTATCTGAACTCGCTACGGCGGGTTTTGTTTTATGGAGATGATAAATGCACTTCCGAGTCACAGGTGAATGGAATGGAGAACCATTCAACAGAGTTATCGAAGCCGAGAACATCAGCGACTGCTATGACCACTGGATGCTGTGGGCGCAGATAGCACATGCAGACGTAACCAATATTCGAATTGAAGAACTGAAAGAACACCAAGCCGCCTGATGGCGGTTTTTTCTTGCGTGTAATTGCGGAGACTTTGCGATGTACTTGACACTTCAGGAGTGGAACGCTCGCCAGCGACGCCCAAGAAGCCTTGAAACAGTTCGTCGATGGGTGCGCGAATGCAGGATTGAAGTGGTCAACAAAAACTGGCCACCGCGTTAGAGTTTTTCCAGTATCGGTTTTCTGATTCGTTTGGCGGTAACCCACCATTATATTCGTGCGGTCTTAGTGCGCTGTAATATCCAACGATATAGTCCGTTATTGCGTGAGCTGCATCGCTGAAGCTTACATAGCC